TACGTGGCTGGCTATAACGGTATTCAGTCTACTATTCAGAAGTTTACTCTTAATACTTCTGGTGTAATGCCTACGCTTACATCAGCAATTACTGCTGCTGAACTACCAGTTGGTGAAATTGTCCATAAGATTTATTACTATCTTGGCTACATGATGATTGGAACTGACAAGGGTATCCGCGTTGGTTTGGTATCAGATCAAGATGGCTCAATTAATTACGGCCCACTAATCGTAGAAACATCTCAGCCATGCTATGACTTTGCTGCACGTAATCATTACGTATGGTGTGCAACTGGAGTTGCTGGAGAACCAGGTGTTATCCGTATTGATTTATCAAACGAGATAGAAACACTACGGTTTGCATACGCAAACGACTTGTATATATCAGGTGTATCTGGATATAAAACTACAGCATGTGCATTTGCTGGTGATACAAATAGACTTATGTTTACTACGGCTAATAACGGTACAGCAGATGGTTATATCTATGTAGAATCAGCATCTACTTTGATGGCAACTGGTTATTTAACTACAGGTAACATACGCTTTGGAACACTAGAACCTAAAAACTTTAAGCGCCTTGTTGGGCGCGGTGATTTTTCTAAAGGTTCATTAGGATTACTTAGCGTTGATATTGATGGCATAGAGTATGACCACATTACATATGACTCGCAGGTTTCTTCTGTTGAGGTAGGTACTAACCAGCCATCAGTTGCTAGAGAATATCTAGCCTATAAGTTTTTATTTGTGCGTGATGCTACAACTACTAGCCTTGGCCCAGTATTCAAGGGCTATCAAGCAAAGGCTACTATTGCAACTCCGCGTCAACGTCAAATTAGTTTCCCAGTATATTGTTTTGATACTGAGACAGACCGTAATGGTGTAACTACAGGCTACAAAGGCAGAGCGCATGAGCGCATCTTGCAGTTAGAAGCCATTGAAGAGTCTGGCGACATTGTATTGTGGCAAGATTTAAATACATCAGAACTACGTCAAGTACAGATTGAAGGCGTATCACTACGCCGTACTACTCCACCAGATAAGTTTAGTGGTTATGGTGGCATTATTAATATTGTGGTGAGGACGGTATAGTGACAGCAACTGAATGGGCTGGCTTTGCCGTAGCCATAATGACTTTGCTGGGTGGTTTTACAGCAGCAATTAGATGGTTAGTTAAGCACTACTTGGAAGAACTTAAACCTAACGGTGGCGGTTCAATGAGGGACGCAGTTAATATCAACACCGAACGATTGGACAGAGTTGAACAACGCGTTGACCAGATTTACCTCATCCTTTGCGAGAGAGAAAGTAAGTAAATACGCAGTATTTCTTATATTAGTAGGCACTTCTTTTTTATGGAGTGCATCTGCTAAAGCAGATAATATATGGCTAGCATCTAATGGAAATGTTTCTGGCAACTCAGTTCAGTTTGACTATCGTGGTGGTTCTGCCACTTATGTAGCAACTGTTGCTGATAATTCAACTGTATCTGTTACAGTAAACAATATGATTGCAAATTGCATTGGCACTTGCAGCCCTATTCCAGATGTCTGGACTGTATCAATCAATGGTCAGTCTTATTCTGGTAATACAATAGAGATTACAACTTTAACTGCACAGGTATCAGGTGCTCTTACTATTGCTGCAACTGGTATAGATGCTGGATTTTGGGGTGGATGGTATGGCCCAATTATTTCTGTATCAATTACCGAACCTGTAGTTGTAGTAGAACCAACACCTAGCCCTGTTGCAAGTCCCAGTCCCGATTCATCAACCGTTGTTGTAACGCCAGAGACTCCGACTGTAACTTCTGAAACTCAAACTGTAACTTCTGAAACTCAGACTTCAATCGTTGATTCTCCAACTGTAGTTGTGTCAGATACGTCTGTTGTGACAACGGAGACTGTGACTGTTTTGGATACCGTGACTGTGACATCTGAATCCAGCACACAAACCAGCCCACAAGAAACGACAACAGTAGTAGCAGAGGTTCCATCTTTACCTACTCCTGCTCCTGAACCCGTGGCAGTTCAACCTGCACCAGTTCGTCCTGAACCAATTGTTGTTCCAGAGCCTGCATTGCCTGCTCCCAGTGAGACTGACCCTGCTCCAATTCCTGCTGAGGAACCTCCAGTTGTAGCAGAAGAACCGCCTCTTCCAGAAGAGGAACCTCCTGCTGTTGAGGAAGAGCCGCCAGTTGCTGAAGAGCCACCGCCTGCCGAAGAAGAGCCTGCACCTCCCGTTGAAGAAGAAGCACCCTTGCCTCCAGATGAGGAGCCTGTTCAGGAAGAACCTGAACCAAAGCCTGAACCTTCACCTGAGCCAGTCGCAGAACTTGAGCCACCATCTCCGCCTGATATCGCACCTGAACCTCCAATTGTTGCTGCTCCAAATGCTACTGAAGCAGAGAAAGAAATAGTAGCACAAGCAATCATTGAACAGGCTCAAGGAGAGCCAGTAACGGCACAAGCAATTGCAGATGCAGGTCTTACTTATTCTGATCTACCTCCTGAAACTCCAGTTGAGGTACGTCAAGATGAGAATGGCAATGAAGTTGTTATTACAGCCGAAGTTGCGGCTGCACTTGTAATACTTGCAGACCCAGCAGCCCTTGTTGAAGCACTATTTACTGACCCAACACAAGCCTTGCTTGCAGTTGCAAGTATAGGCGCTGACATGTCAGATGAAGAACGTGCTGAATCAGAAAAGATTATTGTCGCATCAGTCATTGCTGGACAGGCTGCAATAACTGCAGCAGGTGCAGTAGCAGCAGCAGCCTATAGGAGAAACCCATGAAGAAGATACTAAAAGATATGGTTGAGCAACTATGGACTTTACTAGGCATGTTTATTGCTTGGGTTGTCCTTGATGGCTCAGCAAAGACCGTTGTTGGTTATGCAATTGGCTTCACGCTTATTGCTTGGGCAATAACCTACCCGTTACGCAACCCAAAGGAATAACTATGGATACATTTAAGAATGTAATGATGCGAATACTCGCAGTCATTGCAGCCGAAGCACTAGGAGTTATCGGTGCTGGCTCTTTAGTAGGTATTGAAGTATGGCAAGCAGCAGTATTGGCTGGCGCTTTAGGCGCAGCCCGTGTACTAGAAGCACTTGCTCGTTACTTCCTAGCAGATGGCTCTCTATCTGCAGATGAAATTAACGCAGCCTTTGCTAAGGTTGATAAGAAGGCGGCAGAATAATGGGTCAACGTAATGAGTTTATAAAGGTAGCCCGAACTGAGATTGGTGTTATTGAAGGGCCAAAAGATAATGAAACTAAATATGGTGCGTTCACTAAAGCAAACTTCCTACCGTGGTGTGGTTCGTTTGTTATGTGGTGCGCAAACGAAGTTGGGCTTAAAGTTCCTAACTGTGTTAGCACAGTTGTTGGAGCACAAGCCTTCATCAAGAAAGGTCAATGGGAAAAAGTAGATGAAGCGACTCCACTTCCTGGGGATATTGTTTTCTTTGATTTTCCCAATGATGGTGTTGACCGCATTAGTCACGTTGGAATCGTGGTTAGAGACAACGGAGACGGAACTGTAATTTGCATTGAAGGTAACACTAGCCCAGATAAGAAGGGCGATCAACGCAATGGTGGTCAGGTATGCCAGAAGAAGCGTGCATATAAAGTTAAGAATGGGGCAGCGTTAAAGAAATCCCTGCCAGTTTATATCGTAGGCTTTGGCAAGCCTGTATTCAAATCATAAGGAGATACAATGGATACCAAGAAGTTAACAGCAATAGCAACTACTTACGCACGCGCAGCCGTGCCATCAGTAGTAGCACTATACGCAGCAGGTGTGACAGACCCTAAGACATTGGCATATGCATTTGCCTCTGCCTTTATTGCTCCAATCTGGAAGGCTTTAGACCCTAAGGCCAAGGAGTTTGGTCGCGGAGCCAAGTAAAACACCCTGTTTAAGGGGCTTAGCAGCCCCATAGAGACATAGAAGCCCCCGTTTAGGTACATTAACCTACCTAACGGGGGTCTTTTTCTATTGTATCCACTTCTCAGTTATAAGTACAGGCTCTGCTATGATGTTGAGTTTGTTTCGCATAGCCCTGCGGGTTTTCTCTGACGTTCCACCCCACCAGCCGACTACTGCATGGTGTAGGGCATAGTCTAAACACTCATCCTTGACTACACAGTTGTTGCATACACGCTTAAGCAGTTCAGGTTCTTTATATAATTTATTATCTTGCGTAAAGAACATCTCTACATCTATGCCATTGCAGTTTGCTTCGGTGGTGAAGTTATACATCCTTATCCTCCCGTTGAGTAAAAGCCTGGTGCATTAAACTTAATTGCTGGGGCAGACCAGATGCGTTGCATATTTCCATTACAAGTAGTACAAATCGGTGGTATGTTTTCATTTGTTTCTACCATTTCGTTACAAGTAGTACATTTAAAATCAAATAAAGGCATCACTCACATCCATCTATCTCAGTAGGTGCTGTTGTAATTGTCCCGCATTCTATGCACTCTTGTGCTAGATCGTACCAGCCTACTGTTCTGGTATCTTCATCCCACATTACTGTAACTTTGAACATTGCACAACCACATATGCAGGCGAATGTGGGTTCGCCCCTTAGGTCATTCTTCTGTTGGCTGCTCATCTACTTCTTCTTTTGCTTCTACTACATCATCTTCTTGGTATGGTCGCCAGCCACCTAGGTTTTTGGTGAGAGAGTTGATTGCTCTCTGGACTTTCATACGAGCACCGTCTGGTGTACTGTCCATATCCTTGGCTAGTAGCGACCAGTCAGGTGAATCTATACTGAATCTAAGTCGGAGGATGTTTTGTTTGGCATCTGATAACTTATCAAACGCTGCTGCAATGTCACTTCTAAGCGCGAGCCAGTTGTTTCCGTCAGCCAAGTTACCACTGCCGAACTTTGCATTGAGGTCTTGTATACTTGTCGGTATTGCGTAGGTTCCTGCAATGATTGATGGAAGGAACGCTTCCACAACCGATACGTCGTAATAGTATAAGTCTGAAGTGTCATATCCGATCTTCCTAGCCTTTTCTTTTTCGCAATACTTAAGCGCTGCATTGCGCAGCGACTTGGCTATTAACTTGTCTCGGTCTTTTTGTTCTAGTTCTGACCACTCTTTGTACTTACGCGGATGTCCTACGAACCAGACCCATAGTTCTTGAGCAATGTCATCTCGTTCTAACATGCCGTATCTACGGGCATACTCAGATGACAAGTTCTGAACTACATCATTATATTCTAGAATGTAATTCATTATGGAATGATTACCTCACCATTGACAATTGGTACGGCAAATGGTGTTACCTTGCGGTTGGTCTCTACTAGGATGCCAATGCCTTGTTGCCAGTTGGCTGAGCCTGAAGTGAGGTAACTTGCCTGCTTGATATCCATCATGTGACCGACCTCTAACCCGTATAAAGTACTGGTTTTTCCATAAAATCCTGTGGTCTCATGTTGCAAACCCACGCGGTGCGTGTGTCCACATACTACTGACTTACCTAAACGCTTGGCTAGATTTAAAGCGGTAGCCCCAGGAGCACGGTTAAGTGCGCCTTCATCTCCGTGTGCCATTACCCAACCAGGTAGTAACTCATGCATCTTATGCAGGTAATTAATCTTTAACTTGCCATAGCCCAGCAGTTCTTCAATCTCTAAAGACTTGAGCGACATAAATGCAGGCGCATACTTGCGCATGTATGTATCAATACGATCTGTGTGATTAGATCGTTGAATAAAAAATGGCTTGTTACCGAGGGCTTTACGGTAACGAGCCATAATGTCGTGCGTTAAATCTATACTGTCTTGCAATGTTTCTGCGTACTCGCCAGCCATGCCTTTGTTCCAACGACTTGGTTCTGGTGCGTCTAGTTCATCTCCAACGCACCACAACTGGTCGGGTTTATAATACCGAATAAAGTCTAAGGTAGCATCAACCGCCTTGTTATCTTGGTACGGTATCTGGAGGTCGCTAAGAACCACCACCCGTTTTGTTTTGCTTGTCATTAGGTATGCCTTCCCATTGTCCACGTTGGACTAGTAGGCCAATTATGGCATAGTTTGCAAGGTCAATGAGCGTATCTTCAATAGACTCATAGTTCGGCGTGTCGCCTGTATCTGCTAAGTTGTTGAGTCTAGCCAACTTGTCATACATACGTACTCGCAGCCCATTCATAGCACCGCCTGGTGCTCCTGCAATATTCATTGGGCCGTAATCCTCATGCTTCTTGTAAAGAATTTTTGCTAGTTCATTGAGGATTACATCTACATCATCACTGCTTTTCATCAAGTATCTCCTTCAAAGTTATGTCTAAGTCTTTCATAGATTCCTGCACGGATAGTTCTTCCCACACCTTATCAGCCTTGTCATCTTTAGATGCAACTAGGATTGCAGCCATTATTATAACTAACTTACGTCCTTCATCTGGGTCATCTTTAATTGTATCGTAGATGTCGTGAAGTACTTCAAGTACGTTCATCATCTTGTTATCCGATACTGGTATGGCTATGGTTAGATTCATATGATTTACATGCTCCCAGAAACTCTCGTCAAGGGGCAATGCATTCTCTGATTCGTTCGTCAATCCAGTCGCTTCCTTTCTTAATCATCATACTGTTTACATCTTCGCCTTCTGGCATACTGATTATGTTTACGTTGCCTAACTCTCGGCTGATCTTCTTGCCGAACTCTAGCCCTGCTGCATCACCATCTGCCAATATGATGACTGTATCAAAGTCATCTAGTATCTTGGCATAGTGAGGCTTCCAGTTGTTAGCCCCTGGAATACCAATGGTTGGGTGCATAGTTTTAACTGACATCATAATGCAGTCAAACTCACCTTCGGTTACGCATATGTATTTGTCTGCAACAAAGCAAGCCTGCGTATTAAACATTGTGGTCTTGGCACCAACTAGCCCCATGTATTTGGGATCTTCGTTGTGCATAGCACGGAATCTAATATCAACCACACCTGATGGTGTGATGTATGGGATTGCTAGTCTGCCTTTGTATGCATCATGCCCTGGAAGTGGGTCGTCTACCACTCCCAAGTGAAATACTCTTGCCTCTTCTACCGAGAGTTGACGGCTTAATAGATACTCTTCCGCGAGTTCTATCTTTGCTGCGTATCTCTGTGTTGCCTGTAGTAAGAAATTCTTCTGCGAACTTGAGAGCCTCACGATAATCGCCACCTTCCTTGTACATAATTAGGGAATAAGTATCGCCTTTGACACCACAACCGTGGCAGACAAAGGCGTTCTTATCATAGTTTACTGCTGCTGATGCATGGCTGTCGTGATGAAAAGGACACTTCATCTTGCGCCAACCAGCACCTACTGCTGGTGTATCTGCACCTATGTAGTGGAGATATTCTTCAATGCTTGGTTTCTCCAAGTGCTCTCCTTAGTAAATCTACATATACATGTCCAGGCATGGTGCAGTACCAATCGGCTGGGCTTCCCCTACCCACTCGCTTGTGCCACACCACGCCTGTCCATGCATTGTCGTTAGCCATCTCGGCTATCAACTCTTCTGTCCAACCAGCCAAGTTCATCTTGGCATGGTTCTTTATCTCTATTGTAACTCCAGGTATTCCTGAGATGTCACCTTTATCTAACGTAGCACCAGCCAATCGCCTATCAACATAAGGAAACCATTGCTTGAGGTACTTGACTACATCTCGTTCGGCTCCTGAGCCTTTGGCTTTGGCTGCGCTACTCATGCGTTAGGTTCGTCTCTTACTTCCGTAAGTTCCCACTTACCTGTTTCCATTTTCTTTGCACGTTCTTCTGCTATCTCTAGTGAAGAAGCACGGATAACTTTTACTTTGTATTGTGAATATGTAACTCTATATTTAGGCATCAGTAAATCCATTCCCAATTAGTAATTTGTTTATTATCTTCTTCAAGACGACATAATAGTTCTGCATTAATATCTGTAGCGAGATCCTCACCTATAATACCATCTGCTAAATCTAAAACTAAAACTATTCTATTACTCATACTGTCATCTCTGGTTGTCTATAGTCACGCACTATGTCCTCAAGGTACATAGATGCTGGGTCAAACGATAAGGAGATATAGGTTGCACCTGTATGGTCAGCCTTACCGTATCTGTTTTTAACTGGGGCTACACACAAGTACGCATCTTGTCCTTGCATCATCTGCCCTACAGTTAACACCATAGCAGGAATCTGTGCAACTTTACCTTGCAACGCTGAGCGTGGCTGGCACGGATAACCAGGCGCACCTTCCTGCGTATGGTGTAACACTAGAACTGCTGCATTGGTATCACGGGCAAGGAACTTTAACTCTTTCATTACCTGTCGCATACCTGCAAACTCTTCATGTCCATCAATTGCTATGTCCATGAGATTGTCTACAACTATAAGAGTGGGGCTTCTACCCCACATAGTTTCAAATGCAGATACTTCTTCATCTAAATCTTTAAGTGTAGGTGATGGTTCAAAAGACCAGTACATACCAGAGAACTCACGCAGATATTCTTCTGCTTTAGTTCCGTCTGTCTTTAGCATGTACTCTGCCTCTTGCTGTGTGATCTTGGCTTTCATAGCAAGCAAACGCATTGCCATTGTATGTGCATTAGTATCCGCAGAGAAGTATAGTGTCGGTTGTTTTAACCTTGCTGCGATATGTAATGCAATAGATGACTTACCTGCGCCTGGAGTACCTGCTATGACGGTGACTTCTGCTCGTCGCAGAATGATACCTTCACGTTGGAAAGCCTGAAAAGGTGGGGGTAATGGTTCTCCCCCCACCTCTGGCTTGCCTATACTACGGCGTAGTGTTTTCATTTAAGCCTTTGTTTGATCGGCTTGGAAAGTAGCAAACTCTGCTGAGCCTGCCTTGACATATACTGTTGTGCATTTAGTTGGGTCGCCTTGTTTAGCAGGGCAGAAGTGTCCCTTGTATGGGCCAAACTTACCTGTTAAACCATGGATGCGTGTCATTGTACCGTGAGGACATTGACGTGCGCCTGCACCTGGAGTTGTAACAACATCAGTTGCATTGAACGCTGCTGCTACTGCAGCAATGGCTGGCTGTGGTGGTACTGCTGTCATTGAACGCTGCTGCTACTGCAGCAATGGCTGGCTGTGGTGGTACTGCTGTGTTAGTTACTGCAACCGTTCCGATTGCTGCTTCTAGTTCTTGTGTTGCTGATGATAGAGATGCTAGCGCCAGAGCAACTGTCTGGTCTAGTTCTTCTGCTGTTGCTGCACGCACCGTAACTAATGAACCTGCTTTTGATTTAACGGTGATGCTGATTGGTGCTTCTGTATGCATGTTACTCCTTGATTGGTGTTACTAGGGATTTCTTGGTGTCTCGGAAGGAACGAACTTTCATTGCTAGTTCTATCCCTTTCCAGCCTTGCTTGATGTCAACAAAGTGTAGTTCACATTTACCACTACCAGCAGGTAGATGGACAATGATTCCTTTCTCTTGGTTCACACCACCCCAAGCGCCACGGGTTGCCGTAGCGGGGTCATACGGCAAGCCGTGTGCATATACGGCTAACTGCATGGCAATCTTATTTGGGTAGGAAATACTACCAGTCTTTAGATCAGAAATAAACAACTCACCTTTGTATTCAACTACACGGTCAGGTGTACCTGCAATCTTGTACTTATCTAAGACGCAGAATTGTTCAATGAATATATTCTTAAAGTGTTTAGTTGCATCTGCATACGCTTGTATATCTGCAACATAATCTTCAGGGATAACACCAAGGTTCTCACCTCTGTCGTGCTTCTCTGTTAATGTATGGATGGCTGTACCTATAGTTGCTTGCTTGGTTGCACCTGCTGCTTCCATTGCATCATCAACTAACTTGTCCATCTCTAACTTGTTATCTCTGTGTGCTGATGCAGCCAGTAATAGATCAGGACGTAGCGTTAATCCTGCTGCTGCCATACGTAACTTCCATGCTACTAATGCTGTGCCATCATCTAATGAACCAGCAACTGTAGTAGTACGTGTATATGGCACTGCTTTACCACCTTTAGGTGGTACAACCATAGGTCTGCCGTATCTATCTCTAGGTATTTCTAACTCTGCCATTGTTCTCCTTTGATTAGATACTAGTGGGGGTAGGACAAGGAGAGAGCCAAAACCTACCGCCCACTAGTTGTCCCATCATAACATAGTGACGGCTATGTTGTGATGTCATTGCCGCAATGCGGACAAAGTTTTTCTCGCTTTTTATATACTTCATGCATTACTTGATCTTTATAATTCTGATGCACGTATACTTTACATCTATTTCTTATTTTAATTGTGCGTACTATTGCATCTGACTTATGTAGTACTGACAACACGCCACTTGCCGTGCCGTGATGCCATCCTGTTGCTGTCGCCATTTCTTTCCAGGTTAAACCGTTTGCTCCTGCTTTCTTTAGTAAGAGTAACGCTAATTGCTGGTTGTTTAATTCCCGACCAGAGTGAATGTTATCTATTGCTCGTTGCTGTGATGTGTCAGTACCTGACCAGCCAGCAGTACCATTGTAAGGCACGAATGCATTACTCATTGCTCTCCTTTGCAATTAAACATATGTGAGTACTTGCCATTTTTTAATGCTACATAATAATAACGAGTACTTTCCCCACAATTTTTACAATTGCTATCAGTTATAGGGTGAACAATTACACTCATCATTTACTCCAGCCAGTAAGCATTAAACTTGTTGCGCAATCTGAGCAAGCAAGAATATCATTGCCGTCTTTGATAAAAGTAAATAAGTATTTTTTCTTGCTACATAACGAACACTTGCTTTTTGTAGCAATAATTTTTGTTCCATATTTGTAACTCATTACTTGCCCCTTGCTGGACAATTCATATGAAAGAATACTATTAGTCTGTGGGCTGGGTCAGTAGTAGTAGCACCACAATCTGCACATGCCCATGTCTCTTGTTTAGTCTTGTTTTCCATGACTACAATCCCCCCAACATTGGCAGCATACTGCCTTAGGTGATGTCGCATCAAAGTGTGTGGGTTCACCACCACACATGAAGCATTCTTCTTTAGTCATCTACTTGCTCTCCTTGTTAGTTCATCACTTATCTTTTGTTTCTTTTCTTCTGATAAGTTAGCCCAGATATAACCTAGTAAATAATGTGGGGCTGTATCGCCATCTGCAATGCAGTCGGCTGCTTCATCTGCATCTTCGGCTGGATAGTCTGTAATGTAAGCAGTGATTGTAACAGTTGCCTTAAACTTTCCTCTGATGTGGTCAAGTCCGATGGTTGAGAATAACTGATTGACTTGACTACGAGTGATTGTTGCTTCACTACTTGACCATTCAAGTCCATCAAAGAACTCTCGTACTTTATAGTTAACGTCATTTAGTTTCTCTGTTTTCTTATTAGAGTTGTCAATGTAGTGTTTTACTTCTAGTTCATTGTATGATACTGAACCGATTGTTATTGTATTCATGTGTTCCTCTCTCGTTGTAGTGAGCAGTTTATACACATGCTCAGGTGTTGTTGGCGGTACCGACTACGGTACTCTTACTCGCGTATCATTGCAAGCCAACTATCCACGTGTATGGATTGGTATCCATGTATGTGGAACTTTATGCAAGCACTAGGTTAAGTGCTTTGTCTTTGATCTTGTCATTGCGTCCGCTGATGGTGGCAACGGCACGGCGGTCGGCGCCACCAGAAGCAAAGTGATCTGCATGTTCAATGACTGCCTGCCATACACCAAAGGCTGTGCCTCTGATGTTCTCTTGTGTATGTGATTGGCTGTAGATATTCCATGCTGACTCACGACCAGTCAAAGCAATAGTCCGCTGACGCTTCTCGCCTTGTGATAGTAGATGTTCAGGTGCTAACTCAACTGGATCTGGCAATGCCCATACCTGCTTGAAGATGTTCTTAACCTGACGGTCATCAACCTTACGCTGTAGTAATGTGCTTGCTACTGCTTCATACTCTTGGATAGAAGTATAAGTTAGTTGCGTGATATTGCGGATATCTTCAACCGATAACTTAGAGTTAGTGGTGTGCTTCATAACATAAGTGTAGTCGTTCTTATGCTTACCCTTAATGATGCGGTTGATCTGATTAGCGCAGAACAAACGCTCAATGATAGGGCGAATGCGAACTGCACATGAACCATCATGTGATGATTGGACTAGTAGGAATGCAGCGTGTGGGTCATTGGCTACCTGCACACCAGTTGGTAGTTCCATTACCATCCAGATGTTAGCACCGTCGTTGTACTCACCTGCTGCTGTATACCGTGCATCACCTGAATCAACAAGCGTATCAAGCGCTGAGAATACTTCCATATTCTGCACGATCTTATACTTATCACCGACTACACCGATAACTTGGTTCTCATTATCTTTACCAAGTTTAAGTACGGCTTGTCGCTTAGGTACTGGGTAGTGGTCGGTTACTGTTTCAAAATCATTAACCTTATTGGAAACATATGCTTCCATTGGTGC